CAGAGTGGACGACCGCCCGCGTAGCGGCTTCATTCCATGCCTATATTGACCGTCAGGCCAGCGGAAACGAGCCGCTCCGGCAGCCAAAAGTTACCTCGGGTGATCTGACGTTCCGGGTCAAATACCGGATGAGCCAATGCGAAAACTGCTTGTTTGTGCATTTCCTCTCCTATGCCGGATAAGCCGCATCGACCACGATCACGGTCGGCGTCAGCGTGTCGGCGAACTGCTGCGGCGTGCTGACAATCGGATTGACCTGCATGCACGCATCCATCGACCAGCGCCATTCGTATTGCTGCTCGGCATTGACGAAGGCCGGCATCTGTCGCGCCTCGTTGCAATAGAGCGGCGCGATATCGAAGCCGCTCTCCGTGAAGGCATCCGTACCGACCTCGCTGCGGAACAGCGTATCGATCACGCGCACGTTGTCTGCGGCGCTCGGACCGTGGATATCGAGTTGCACTGTCCATTTGGTCGCAACCAGATCGGCGCGCACGCCGACATACATCGTCTCGCTCGCGACCGTCTGCGAGATGCTGACCGTATAGGTGCCCACGCCGCCCGGCGTGCCGGTCAGTTGCGCCACGATGATCGTGTTCGCCGCGATGTCGCCCGTCGTGTCGGCGACTAGATTGCCAACCGCGAGCGCGCCGCGCGTGACATGGCTGATCGTCAGCACGGTAAGCGCGATCGCGCCCGTCATCACGCCATCGGTGAAATCGGTCTCGTTTGTATCGAGGCGTTCGAGGAGAAGCGGCGTCATCACGATGAAATCGGCATTGGCCGGCTCCGGCACGCGGTTGTTCTCGGCCTGGATAACCTCCGTCGCGCTCGGCACGAGGCTCGCGAGGAAGCCGCGCAGCGCGGTAAATTCCTGCGATTGCGTGAGGCTGAGGATGGGGAGGGGCATTAACGCCCCGCCATCAGCCGCGCACGATCCGGCTGAGCCAGCGGGGTATCCTCCACCACGCGCAACTCAACCCGCTTGTCGACGATGCCGATCTCGGCGCCAAAAACGGTACACCAATCCGTCAGTTGCCGAAGATTTGGTGAGTTGATCCCGAGTTCCCAATTCCGCAGTTGCGAGATGTGGTAGCCGATTTTATCCGACAATTGCGGTATGGTTATGCGTCGCGCAAGGCGGATTTCCCGAAGTCGCTCGCACACGGGATGCACGGCTCGCTTGATGCGTCGTGCCGTTTTGCTGTCCCGACGCACCCCCATCGTGCTTGCCTGTCGGACAATTGATTCCCAATTTCGGTTCGACAGCGCCGCCATCACCTGCGCCTTGGGCGCGACAGGATAGAGCGTCCGCAACCGAGCCTTGTCGCGCTCGGTCCAGGCGTCGCCATGAAAGGCTTGCGCCAGCGGTCTCGCCCACGGATGAGGTTCGAGAATGCGATAGACCGACTGGTTGCAGACACCGACTTTGCGGGCGATCGTCGGCGTCGACAAATTGCCCTCTACACGCAGTCGGATAATTTCGACCCGCTGTGTTTCGGTAATCGAACGCGAACCCATCACTGATCCTGTAACGTTGCCGCCACGCGGCACCAGTCCGGCCAAACCTCGAAGCCGAATGCGATAAGCCAGACCGTCGCATCGGGGAAGATAATCAGATCACCGCCCGTCCCGGCGCCGCGGTTCATGCTGCCGAAGTTGCCGTAGAGATAGATCGAACGTCGCTCGCCGTTAAGCTGCAACCCCTCGATCATCTGCAAATCCTGATACGTCAACGCCTGGATTTGCGCCTGCAATGTCGTATCGGTATAGGCCGGCGTGCGCGAGCCATCCGCGTTGATCATGTATCCGGTCGAGCGGCGCATCGTGACTGCCGTCATCGGATTGACGGCGGCGATGATCGGGGCGGCGATGGCGTGGAGGTTCACTTGGTTTCGACCTCGTAATCTACACTTGAAAGCATAATTCCTTGGTCGATCAGCGGTTTGTCAAACCCCTTCCTTTTGATCGTGCTCGGCGCAAGCGGCGGCGCGACAAGATCGATGATGCTCTGCCGCAACTGCCCCGCGATGCCTGCGCCCATGCGCTTCAAGGTCGTCTCGACGTCATAATTCGTCGCAATCAGGTTCTTGCCGATCGCCGCCGGCCATTCGCCTGATTTTGATGCGATCATGCGGCGAAAGAAAGGCCGCGGCGGCTGGCCGCGCGAGGGCGCGCCGAACTCGTTGATCGCGGCGATCATCGGCACGCTTGTCCCATCCGGATATGTCGAGTTTTCGAGGAAGCCAATGCGCACCACGCCCTCGCGCCCGACGCGATCCGCGATGCCTTTCAGCGCCGCATTGAGTTTGTCGCCGCCGGATAGAACCTTCGTCGCCACGCTACCATCCCCAAGGCACGCCGAGCCCGCGCGAGAAACCACGAAATCGGGCGCGCGCGCCCGACAGAAGCGGCGAACTGTAGACCATCTGCCGATATCCGGCGCTGGCCTGCCAATACTCGATGCCCCATTTCGTTTGAAAATAGTATGCCGCGCCTGCCGGCTGGTTGCCGCCGTCGATCTCGGCCGCGACCGAGACGCTGCCTTCCGTCGCCTGCGAGATGCGCCCGACCAATGGCGAGGGTACGCCGCCGCCGCCATCGTTCGGCAAGCCGTTGACTTGCGGACAATTCAGCCAGACGATATGCGCCGTCAGAAGATTGAGGAAATACGAAAGCTGCGCCGCGTCGCCGCCGTTGCGGGTAACGACAGGAGAGGCCGCGTTGTTCTGGCACAGCATCGAGGCACGCGCGAAACAGCCCGTCGCGTAGCCTTCGGATACGTTGACGAAATCAGGAAACGCCGCCTTCCATGCCGCCCAATCGAAGGCGACGACAGGCGGCAGCGGCGCGGTTGGCGGCCACGGTCCGGCCATGCACGTTACGCCGAATCGCGATCCATCGTCGCGACGCTGCGCTCGACGCGCGGGTCCGGCTCGCTGGTGCGGTTGCCGGTGCCGCTGCGCACCTTCGCCATCTCTTTCGCCTTGCCGACAATGTACGGCTGGCGCGAGTGCGCGAAGATCAGGCCTTCGCGGATCATGCCGAAAAAGGACGAGCCGGGCCGGTTGTTTTCCTCCAGCCAGCGATCCCAGAAATCGACCGGGATATTCGGCGTGAGGCCATAATTGCCGACGACGCGGCCGGTCTCGCCGATGATCTTGCCGCCGCTTTCGAGCCGCCGCTGCGCGCCGAAACCGCGCACGGTATAGCTTGCGACATCGCCATGAATGTAGATCTTGGTCGGGCGCCCGCTCGGCTCGGTCGCGTCCTCCCAATGCCCGTTGCTGACGCTCAGCGTAAGCGGAAACGACAGCTTGTTGGCGACGGTAACGGTTCCGGCCATGACATCAACCCGCGTGAATGTGGCCGCTGACGAGCGGCGGAAAGCTGGGGTTTTCCTCGATCCATTTTGCCCAGAAATCGGCATCGACCTCGTTGCCGCCGGCTTTCAGCTTGACCGCGCGATGATCCGCGCCGCCCGATTTGTCGTCGAGCGTCAGCGTGAGACCGTTCGCAATGCGGCAATAGACCGTGACGGTCTTCGGCGCCTCGGCGGCTTCTTCGGCCGGCGCGTCTGATGCTGATTTCGCCATCAAACCCCCAGCATCGAAGCAAAGGCGAATGGCTGACGGTTGATCGCGCCCCAGGTGCCGCCCGAATACTTTTGCCGCCACGACGAGTCGTGCCGCACGATGATATGCGCGCGCATCTTCTCGGTGAAGGCGACGAAGGTCGTCTGCTGGTTCTGCACCCGCTCGGCGATCAACTGGACGAAATTGCCGGCCGCGGTCGCGTACTGCACCGCCGTTTCCATCCTGATGTTCGGGAACGTGCCCTTGATAAGCTCCATCGCCGTGGTCGAGTTGTACGGCGCGTTCGGCTGCGTCAAGGCGACCTGCGAACCCGGCGACATCGCCAGCACCAGCGGCACGCTCTGATCGAGTTCGACGACGCCCGCCGATTGCGCGACCAGCAGCGAATACATCGACTGAACGTCGGTGAAAATCTCGTTCTGCGTCGCCGTCACCACGCCATTGGTGATCCATGGCCCATGCGCCTGCGAACCGTAGGCTTTCGGCCCCGGCTGGATTGCGGCCGGCAGCGCCGGATCATTCAGCAGACCGTAGTTCTGCAATCCCGACACGCCGAAGGCATAGCTGGCGTTCTGGAATTGCGCCTGCGCCCAGACCAGTGATTCGCGCTTCTCGGCGACGGCGTTGAGCTTGCCCTTGGCGAGCATCGCTTCCTCGCGCTCGCCGACCTCCATGAGGCCCTGGTAGTGATAGGACTGCCGCTCCGGCCAGACGGCGTTGAAATTCGACATGCCGCTCTGGCCGAAATCGTCATACGACGTGACCTCGCCGGCATATTCGACGACCGGGAACAATTCGGTCGTCGTGACCCAATCGCCGACCTTGCGCTCGTCGCCGGCAATCGCCGCGAACTTCAGCGGCGAAAACAGGATTTTCAGCACCTCGGGATAGACCGCGTAGGTCATGAATCCTGGCACGGCGTTGTTCGCCGTCGTGGTCAGCGGCGCCTGCGCGTCCATCGCCAGACCCATCGGCTTCCCCGAACCCGGCGCAAGCACGATCGCACCGGGTGCGCCCCATTTGGCCTCCCCCAGCGCGGCGATGCCGCCGTTCTTCATCAGTTCGCGACGGAACGCCTCGGTCATCGGCATCGAATTGCTCTCCCCTTGATCCCGTTAGCCGAGCGGAATGGCGGAAATCTTGACGATCTCGCCCGGCGCGCCCGAAGACATGGCGATCCATTTGGTCTCGACGTAGTTCGTGCTGGTGATCGTCGAGCTGGTCACGGTCTGCGTCGGGCCGACATACCAGGTGCCCGCGCCCGCGCCTGCGGCGAAAATCTTGGTGCCGGCGGTGACGCCGCCGCCGCCCGAGCCGGCCAGCACGTCGCCGACCGTAAAGCTGCCGGTCGTGGTGCCCGGCGTGAACAACCCGTAGGTGCCGGTCATCGCCTCGCTGGCGACGGTCTGCGGGTAGTTGACGGTGTAGGTGCCCGCCCCGCCCGCCGAGCCTGTCAACTGCGCGACGATCTGCGTGCCGGTGATGACGCCGGTGCCAGCGATGGTCTCGCCGGGGACGATGAGGCCGGTCACGACGCTCGCGGTCAGCACGCATTCGATCGTGCCGGTCTGCGGATTGAGCACCTGCGCCAGAACGCCGGTGAAACTCGACGTCTCGGGGTCGATCTTCGATCCGGTCGCGCTTGCGCCGGCCGGCGGCGAGCCGGTCGCGGCGAAGGCCACAATCGAGCCGTCGTTGACGTTGGCGTAGGCTTTCTGCCCGATCAATGCCTGCGTGGTGCCGCCGTTCGGCGCCCACACATCGCATTCGGCCATCGCGCCGATCTGCGAGCCGGGATAGATCGCCTCGCTGAGCTCGGCGAGGTACGGCGTGATGATGCCCTGCCAGTTGCGCACGACGATGCCCGTCACCGGGCCAACGCCGTTGCCGTTCAGCACCTGGAAGAACGGATCGGCCCAGGCAAAGCCGAGCTTCAGCGCCGAGCCGGCGACCATCGCGCCGGGACCGGCCAGCACCGAGTTGCGCGGGTTGGCGCTCGCGAACGCCCACGGAATGCCGGGAGCCTGGACTTGCTGAACCTGAGACGGAAACGGCATCGATTATGCTCCCCTACACCGGGACATTGAAGCTCTTGAGCCAATCGTCGCTCGGGGTGCCGCGGTTGAGCGTCGCCGCGTGGTCGACGGCCAGCGCCGGATCGCCCGGCTTCGGCAACAGCCCGACCATCGCTTTCAACGCCGCGATCTCGCGGATGCCGTCATGCGCGACGCCGGCCTGGTCGAGCGCGAAGCGGTAGATTTCCTCCGCGCTGTCGGCGGCGCCGGTGAAGTCGGCGACATAGGGCAACACGTCGGCCTTGGCTTGCGCGATGCCGTTGAGCCGCGCGATCACGCGATCTTCGGTATCCTTGACCGCCTTCTTGATCGCCGCGTCCATTGCCCCTCGGTCCATGCCTGGCCTCTTGTCCTTTGCGCGCATCACCCGGTCGGCGGCCTTGGCCTTGCGGTCCTCGGCCTTTTCCTCGTCCTCGCGCTTCTTCTTTTCTTCCTCGCTCTCGTCGTGGCCGAGTTTCCGGCGCGCATCGTTGGCGCGACGTACCTTGCGGTCGCGCGCCTCCATGCGCTTCTTCTTCTCCTCCTCGGTCTCGGGGTCTTCGTCGGCTGCGGCATCGAGGCCATGCTTGCGGTCCTCGGCGCGATCCTCCATGCGCTCGGCGCGCTCCTCCTCGGTCTCGGTCTCGTCCTCGGCGCCGTCGTCCATCTCCTCGTCGCCGACGATGGCGTCGAGGCTGTCGAGCAGCCGGTGAATTTCGTCCGGTTCCGGCTTCGCGTCGTTCGCCAGTTTGACCTTGCCGAGCGCGGTCGATAGCGCGGTGGCGAGGCGCGGCTTACGCTGCAGCCAGTTCTTCGCCGTGGTGTCTTTGAGGATCGCGGTGATGCCGGTCGCGTCGAGTTTGGCGTCGGCCGCCAGCCTCGGCGAGACGAAGCCGGTGATCGCGCCCAGCGCGAGGGTGGCCCGGTGCGAGGTGCGAGGCTTCACCGCCATGATAAAATCCCCTTGTCCAAGCTGCGCATCTCCGACAATGACATCCGGCCCGGCTCTCCCGGCCTCAACGAGTGCAACGTGATTACCATATATCGCGGTCATCCTACCATCATAATCTACACCTTGATGCTCGCCCGGCGTCATGTCGGCGGTGTAGCGGTAGGACGACGACAACTCGCGCTTCTGGCCGCTATCGACGCCGGCCTGCGACTCGTCATCCCAAATGACCAGCGTGTTGTCGAGATACGGGTTTATGAACTCGGTATCCGTGCCGAGAGAGCCGACGCGCAAGTCCTTGCTCGGCTCCGCGCTCGACTGCGGAACGTGGCGCGTCAACAATGGCAGATTGTTGAAGGTCGAGGCACCCTTGGCAAGCTCGGCCGGATCACGGAACAGCTTGTAAAGTTTGTCCGCATCCAACCCAAGCCGCTCGTAATCGGGGATTTCCCGGCCCCAATACGGATTTACACATGCTTTCGAGATATGGCAGCGGATATGCAAAAATCCGTTCGCATCGTATTTGCGAGCGGACTTCGGGCCAAGATCGATCTCGAATTTGTCGAAGGCCAGACCATCGACGGCATGTTCTTTTTCGTCGCTTTCCTCTTTCAGCCACTCGCTGATCAGGCGCGACAATTCCTCGAATTTTTCGCCGCTCATATCTTTGGCATCAACGCCGGAAATCTTGCCGGCATTGCGGCTCGCGTAGAAAACCTCTTTGCCCTTGGCCTCGCCATACTCGGATTGCATCCGAGCGAGGATTTCCGAGCCTTTGGCGGTTAGGGGCATTGGATAACCTCGATGCCGCGCAGACGCGCGCGTTCGATCATATCCGCCGTACCGCGCCCGCCGAGAAACGCTACTACCAAATCAGGTTTGCCGTCGTCGATCATTCGCTGATTGCGCAACGGCCCCGCCGCCCTGCCGTATTTCTGCCATTCTGCAACAAACGGCGCTTGCGTGATTTTCTGCGCCGACGCCATCATTTGCGCCCAGATCATTCCTTGATGATCCGCGCCCGTCGCCGCGCCGTGAATGACACATGTAATCGGACCGCGATCGGCATTAATGCTCGTCAGCGTATTCCAGATGTGATCGCTGTCGTTGTAATCGCGGCCGCCGCAGACAAGAACGCGCATTCGCCAAACCTCAATGGATCAGCCGCGTCACGTCGCCGAACAGCAGCGAGGCGAAAAAACACGCCAATGCCGCGCCGATGAAATTCAGCCGCGGCGGATTGGGAATTTCGACCGCCGCACAGACGGCGAAGACAAAGGCGAAAACGAGGAGGATTGTGCCGAGCATCAGTCGAACTCCACCAAAAGCGCAAACCCACACGCCCATTTGCCCGACTTGGGGAACCACGCTATCCAGCCAAAGTCATATTTCCACTCGATTTCGATCGGCATCACTCAAACCCCGGAATGATCGGCCGCGCCACGCATCTGCAATTTATGAGCGTACCGGGCCACACATATTCGCCCTCATCAGGGTCAAACCATCCAGTAGCAATAGCATATCTGATGCGATCTCTACCAGCCTTGACATGGCTCGGGCGCGGCACCTTACCGGCGTGCGAGTGAACCCAAACCGCCTCTGTGATGCCGAGTTCCTGCTGGCGCACCCGCGTCACGACCGCCGTCGCCTTGTTGTTCTGATCGCGCGAAATCAGAGCCGCTCGGCGGCGCGTCACGCCGTATTCGTATTCAATCGTTCGCGCCAGCGCGCCAAGATCGCGCCCCATCTGCACCGAGCGCATGACGTGGCCTTCGACCTGCGTCAAATATTCGCTCGGGATCGATTTGATAAGGCTGACATTCTCGCCGATCGTCGCCCGCAACGCATCGTTGACCGCGCGCGTCGTCTGGAACCGCACGGTAAAGCCGGCCCGGCGCAGCGAAGCACGCAATGAGGTATCAGAGCGATCCTTGACATTGATCGCAAACCAGCGTGCCAGGTCGCCGGCCAGATCCGAAAAGCGGCGCTCCCAGCGCGAGCGCAATTCGCGCAGCGCATCGAGCAGGGTGCGAGCGGGCGAGGCATCCCGCGCCAGCTTGGCAATCTCCGGCTCGTTGGCGTCGTAATGAAAGCCGATCCAGTAGAGAACCGAATGGTTCATCTCGTCGATCAGCGCGTCGAGCTTGCGGCGATATTCGTACTCGATGCCGACATTCGCGCGCGTCGGCGCTAGCGCGATCGGCTTGCCGGTTGGCGAGATCAACGGCCACCAGTTCGCGCGCACCTCGCGCAAAGGGCAAGGCATTCATCCCAAAACCAACGTCGCCACCATTGCCGCCGACCGCAACGATCACATCTCATTTTCTTACCTCATCCTCCGACACCTCAACATTCCATAACTGTCGAGCGTGCTTACCGCGAATGCATGGGATATATTGAGATAAATTGGCGCTCCTCCACTGACCAGAGTTCGCCGCGGCCCGGCGGAAATGGTGTTAAAATTGTTTGCTGTTATTGCGGTCGTAGTCTGTGTAAAGCCGTTATTTATCAATTCTCCTAACCCCACAGATGCAGCCGATGTCGAGATCGTGACCGTACCAGATGAGGTTGTGGTTCCGCTCCCCGGAATATCGTCGGTCGTGGCAGAACAGTCCCAATCCCCAGCAGTTAAATTAAGCGCAACCACCGGAACAGCCGAACTTGTTATCAACCGCACGAAATTCGCCGCAGTCTGGGTTCCAGTGCCCGTATCGCTCGCCCCCACATCAGTTCCCGCTATAGCGTTAGCCACGGATGTCGCAATCTTGAACGTATTGCCGCTATAGCTCGCCGGATCGATGTAATACTGGCCGGCATAAGCTGCCGTAGCACAGGGATTGATACCCGTTGGAAGCCCGCCGCCTGAGTTGGTAAAGCACACGGTTTGAATGCACGATGCTCCCGTGGTAGGGAGACAGTTGGCTGCGGGAGTGCCGCCATTTAATCCTCCCGCCCACGACGCCACAGTCACTACAGTCGGCGTGGCTGCGGTGAAGGTCGCCGTTCCTGTCGCCTTCGCCGCGAGAACCGACATAATCTCGCCGACCTTGCCTGCCACCGCATTATCGTTGGTTGCGGTAGCCGCAACTTGCCCGGCCGAAGAATACCCGACACCCCCAATCGTCCCGCCAGTCCCGACCGCGACACTGCTGCCGTCCGTGCCGGTGAATGTCAGCGTGTTGGAAATCGTCGCGACCTTGCCGTTGCCGATCGTGAGCCCCGTCGCCGACGCGCCGCCGGTAATCGTAAAGGCACCGCCCCCTACCGTCGTCAGCGCACCACCAAGGGACAGAGCCTTCCCGCCCGCACTCGCTACGGTCGGATCGGGATAGGTGCCGCTCAGATCCCCACCAGCAGCGCCTGAGGGAGGAGCAGATGTGCCGGGCGCAACCGGCCCCGGTCCTGGATAATAGCTAGTTGGCGCAGGCTGCGCCCAGGCCGGCAATGCCGCCAGCAAACCACCGATCGCGAACAGCGCGCGCCTTACCATTGTAGGCATCCGATCGGATGCGAACTGTCGGTCGAGATCACGCTGACACCAAGGCGCGAGTGTGGCACCACAAGCCACGGCTGGCTTGGCGCGCTCGCCGTCGCGATCAACGGATAATCGCTCGTCGTCGCCGCGCGCAATGTTGGGCTGGCAACGCTGGTTGCCGTCTGGTTGAGGTAAAGCGGGCTCGTCGTCTGCCCCGCCGGGTTCCAGATCACCGCGCCATTGACCGGCCCGGTCAACACATTGACCGCCGTATTGCCGGTCGTGACCTGCGTCACCGCGCAGGGAAATGGCGTGACGTTCTGCGCCCGCGCCTCAGACGCCGCTGTTAGCGCCGCCAGTGCTGCCCCGCACGCCGCCAGCATCAACCTCGCGTTCCAATGGATCATTGATCGGCTTCCCCTCGCCATCAACATCTAGCGTGCCCGGCGCGTCCTCGCCTAAATCCAGGCCATGATACGGACTTTTCGGATCACCCGCCAGCCGCTTGCGGACATCGTTCGGCGCAATCGCGCCCATCTCGATATTCTGCAAATCGATATCGGATTTGGTCTTTTCGACCGCGGCCTCGCCCGCCTCGTCGAGTTGCCACAGCGGCACGAAATCGAAATCGATCTCGGGATCGATCTCGCCCCATTTGTTGAGCTGAATGATCTTGATCGCGGTATCGAGCGGACGGCGATACTGGTTTTCCTGATCGCTGTTCACGTTGTCGTAAAACGACCTGATCTCGTCTTCCTGGCTGGCGTTCAATCCCGAGGGCGACAGACCGAACGCTTTAAGCAGCGGCGCGCGCATCGGGATCAGCATGTGTTCCTCGGCCTGCGCCTGCAACTCGTCGAGCCCGGCCAGCGGCGCCGAGACGTTTTTCAGATCCTCGGTATCCTTATCGACGGTCATCGTGCCGAAATTATCGCGCATCAGGTTGAACGCCTCGATGCGGTCTTCGAGCGACCGCGCCGCGTTCTCGGTCAGGAACGCCGACATATTCGTTTGCAGCACCATCGTCGAAAACGCGCTGATAAGCTCGTTGACGCTGTTCTTCGTCCGCAGAAACGCATCAACATAGGGCTTCATCAACTGAATGACCGAGATACCGCCAAACGAATAGGCGGCTTTCAGAATGTCGGGCACCGGATTGCCGATGAACGTCAGCAGCCGCGACGCGTGGATCGTCGAACCCATGACCGTCCACAATGTCGGCACGAAGAAATCGTCGCGCAGCGGGTTGTTGGAGTTGTAAGCCTGGGGGTAAATCCAATACGGCTCGATTTTCTTGAAACCCCGCAACGCGCCTTTCTTGATCGTGCGGCTGTCGACGATCAGCGGCGCGCGCAGCAATTCGGGATTGTCCTCGACGCCGGCAATCTGGACATAAAGCTGTCCCATGCCGAAATAGCCGTCGTCGCGCTTCGCATCGCGGAAATGCTCGCGCAACCGGAAGCGACGCAACTCGGCTTCGAGTTCCTTGATCTTTTCGGTTTTGTCGTCGTCGCCGGTGGATTTGAACTTGATCCACTTGCGCGTCATCTCGTTGGCGAACAACTCGACGATGATGCGGTATTCGGGCCGCTGCGCGAGTTCGGCGAGGTAGGGGTAGCCGAGCCAAACAAGGCCGGTTCCGGCGCCCCAGCCGATGCCGCCGTTGCTGATACCGAAACTGGTCAGATTGCCGAGCGCATCGTCATTCGCCAGCGCGCGCGCCTCGGCGGCCTTGTTGCCGCCCATCGCGATATCGGGCGGCGGTGCGGGGCGGAATAGTCGCTCGCGATTGACCGCATCACGCTCGCGCAGCTTTTCGAGCGTGCGCTCGCTGAACACGATCGGCTCGCGACGCTTTTCTGGCGTCGGTTCGGGCGCGGCTGTGGGGCGCAGCAAGCCGCCGAGAGCGGCGAGGAAGATGTCGCGGATCATCTGATACGATTTCGCGCCAGCATATTTTCGTAGTCTTCTTTGACGCGCATATGAACGTAGGTCTCGGCCAAAGCGCGAATAACACTAGGATCGAGAACCGCCATATGCTCGATTAGTCTTTCTTTCAAGACTTTCTCAAATTCCTCGATGTGTTTTACAAACTCGATACTCATCTCGCCCCCATTCCCCGCATCCGCAACGCGTTGCGGGCGCGCAACGCGGTCAACTGCGACGGCGGAATGATGACCGGCCGCGTGCCGAGCCCGACCAACCGAAACCCTTCCGACGCGCCGTCGACCTGATCGTCGTGCGAGCCGCTCGGGAACGCGGCCAGCTCGTCGAGGAACGGGCGGTTCCAGTCGGCGCGCACGATACCGACATTGCCGACGTTGACCTGGCTGGCAAAGGGCGCGGCGCGTGTCGCCTTGTCGCCGGTGACGGGCAAGCTGTCGAGCACATAGCCGGGCAGCAGGCGCGCGTAGTCCAGCACCTGCGCCTTGCCGGCCTGGCCAGGGTCTTGCGGAAAGCCGATCCTCACGTCGTGCCCGTCCAGTATCGCCGTGTTGCGGATGAGCGCCTTGACCTCATCCGGGCCACCGCGCTCGCGCCGCACATCCCATATCACATATTTGCCCTCCGGCGTGCGACCCATGCCGATGCCCGCAGTAAAATCGGGATCGCGGGTGCCGATGTTCTTGGTCGCAGCCAAATCCCAGCCCCGCGCCTTGCTGACGAGCTGCGGGCAGGCTTGCAGGATTTCGATCTGGCCGATCTTGAACAGCGCGCCCTCGGCCGGGCGCGGTCGCTGCTGGTATTGCGAAGCCCATTCGCGAGTCGCGCCTGCGGCCTCCAGCGATGCCTTGATGTCGGCGAGGCTTTGCCCGTAGCCGTAATCATCGTCGCTCCAAAGCCACTCGCCGGGTGATCTGTTTAATGCATCGCCGATTTCCGCCTGCGCCGGCAGGCTCAGAACATGCCAGCGATCGGGCTCATCCTCCAAAAGGCCACCGGCAAGGTCCGATTCGTGCCACCTCGTATGCATCAAAACCACGGGCGCACCCGGCGTCAATCGACGCTCGAAATCTCCAAGATACCAATCCCGGACCCGCTTTCGGTCAGCCTCGCTATCAGCCGCCTGCCGTCCTTTGATCGGATCATCAATGATCCCGAAATCTGCTCTAAAACCAGGAATCGCGCCGCCGACCCCAGCGGCGAGATAGCTACCGCCGTTAGTGGTGTACCATCGGCCACGATTTTCCGTTCGAAGTCCATAGCCTAGCGTGTGCTCGTTTTCCCGAATGATGCCGTGGATTTTGCCACTGAAATCCTCCGCAAGATCGGCCGTGTGCGAGGCGCCGATGATTTGGCAACCCGGAAACCTGGCAAAAAGATGCGGCGGGCTCAGGACGCTGGTATAGGTCGATTTAGCCGAGCCGGGCGGCATGAAGATCATCAGCCGCGGATAAACCCGCGTAAAGCATTTTTCCAGCGCATCGATCAGCAGGCGATGATGAATGGCCGGCGTGAGGTAGCGCGCGGAGAGCGCCTCAATGCACCACGGAAGAAGCCGGCTCCGGCATTGCATCCTCCGCTTTTTCTCGATCGCCAATTCCAGCACGCGCTGCGGCGATAAGTCGATCGAGGTCATCGTCTGTGAGTTCTCGGGTTGAAGCATCGTTTATTGTATGCGCGACTTCCTGCTTGTCACGCCACAATTTCGGCTGGCGATTACGCAGCCAAAGCGACGCCGCCGCCGTGTCGGGCGGATAATGCTCGATGTATGGAACTTCCGTAACGACACCATCCTGGCAAAAGATTTTCACCGCGTTATGCGAATATCCGCGTCCGCGGTGCCACAAGCTACGCGCCATTTGTGCATCGGCATCTGCGCGCCCGCGCGTGAAGGCGTCAAGAAACTCGGGATGTCGTTTCCTCCACGCGTCGACCGACTGGCGCGTGGTTTGAAAAAACTCCGCAATCTGATCGTCCGTCGCACCGAGCAAACAATAGTTGTAAGCCTGCTCGGCATATTCAATTTTGTATTTCGAGGGGCGGCCGCCGGGCATTCAATTCGCCCTTCCCCAAACGCTCGCGCGCACCGATGCGGCGAGGTATGGCGGCACATTGTACGGGCGCGCTTCGATCGTATACATGCCGCCGTGCATCCCGCAACGCGGGCAACGGAGATCGCCGCAATCGGGGCAGTTCACGACTTCGTTGGCGCGGAAACGTGAACGGCAGGTGATGCAGACGCAGGGCATCAGAACAACTCGGCGTATTGCGGCGGCAGGGTTTTGAGCCAGATTGGCCGGGTTGGCGTGGTGTTGTGCGGCGGCGCGCAAAACATGACCGGCGTACCGCAGCGCGGGCAGCAGACGAATTTGTTGCGGGCGCACTGCGTGCCCTCGCTTTCGAGAAAGCGATGCGCGCATGCGGCGCAATGGCAGGGCAGGTCCGGCTCCATGTTTTTTCACATAGCATGGCATCACGCGCAAATCAACACAACCTTGACCCTTTTCGCAGTTTCGTCAAAACACGCATAGGGCGATCTTGACGAAAGATGTCGTTGATATAAAAGGATAATTTACCTTTCGTCACTTACGTCATTTCGTCATCTATATACCCTCTGAAATCGGGAACACCCCCAAACGAGAACGTATATAGAACATTCCATCTTTACTATATATGATGAATGATGAAAGTGATGAAAGGTATAGGTATATATATAAATCAATAACTTAATGGCAATCTTTCGTCAAAACTTTCGTCAAGGTCATTTTGACGAAAGTGTCGCTTCTGCGGCGAGGATGGCGTTGCCGATCAGCGTCGCGATCTGCGGGACGATGGCGTTGCCGATGGCTCGATTTCGGTCCAGTCCATTGGAAAGCCCATTAGCGCCTCCGTAAAGTTCGGATGGATTCTCCAACCGTGTTCGCCAATAAGACCTTGCACGCGCAAAACTGTCGTTTGTTTGTATCGACCAGTGCGATCGTGTCGCGGTACGCCAAAACCCCTGCGATCCATAGATGCCGTTGGAGTAGGCCACAACGAACACTCTGCGTCGCATATGTGCGGTATTATGGCGCAAATCCCTACGAAGGGGAATCGGCCGCCCGGCGCGCCCTCGGGTGGCATTTGTAACACGAAAAAGCCGGGGTGCGTGTGGTGCGCAACCCCGGCCGTATCGTGGTACCCGCACTGGATTGAGACCGTCGCGGGCTAGCACTTGGTACACTCCAACATTGGAGTCATCTGCTTAGAAGTCAAGGACGGTCTTTCCTAACAGCGAGCATCAGGGATGCTCCGCTGAACGAGGGAGTACCGTCTAGTGAGTCAGTACGACGTTATCCGACAAGCGATCATTCGTATTTCCAAGCGGCGTATTCCGTAGCGCGTTCCCGCGCATCTGGGCCAGCAAAGATCGCCACGTCTACGCCGCCATCGCCGTCACTGTTGATCTTCTCAACCCGCCACGCGTGAGGATCGTCTCGATCTTGGACAACTTCGGCCGGAAACTCCTTCATCGCAACGCTCCCTAGCTTCGCATTGGCAAACGATTCTAACACGGGATCGTCACGACTCCGCTTGCAAAACCAGCTTCCAGCGCACGCCGCGACCGTTCCCGATCTTCTCGACGGTGCCAGCCTTCCGCAGATCGTGCAGCGATACGAGAATGCGGCGCGTGAAGTCGGTTCGCTGCTTGCGATCCGCTTCCGGGTCTAGACCCTTCTCCCGCATCGCTCGCACGGTCACGTCGTCGGCACGGATCGTGCCCAACTCCCGCAACAGGTCATAGCAGCGTCGAGTAATCTCGTTGCGCCCGAAGAATGCGGAGCGCACTGGCATCCGACCCTTGGTCGGTATGTCTGACGGTTCCTCGCCGTAGAGCTTCAAGACCATATCGACGTGAAACAGATCGGCCTGGAGCTTGTCTAGCTGGCGGCGCAGATCAACGATCTGGCCGGCAAGCGCAGACCGCTTCTGCCGCAAACCTGGCAGGGAAATCCTCCGCACAGGACATCGGGAACAATTACGTCTGCCTGGAGTTTGGTATTTGCGAGTTTCGTGATGTCTTCATATTGTTTTACCTCAGGCCAATGCTTTGCCAGCACGCGACGGCAGAATGGCTCAATCTCGCAGAACGCAATTGTTTTGAAACCTCCCGTTCTTTCCAATCCCAGCGAGAAGCCGCCGATCCCGCTGAAAAGATCGAGAACTTTCAGCATGGACGATAAATACGCAGCGTGCGTCCATTGGTTTTCTGTTCGTCGAGCCTGATTTGATCGCCCTCCATAAGATCACGCAGGATTTCCATTCGCCGCCGTCCATCGAGAGATTGCGTCCTGCGCGTGATGTCGTTCTGCGTGATACCGGATTTCCCGCTTCCGGCGATAATGCTCAGAACTTTCTTCAGTTCCGTCTCTTTGTCGTTCTCGCTGACATGCTTGTCCACGCCCTCGGTCATCGCTTTGATGCAGAAATTGACGATGGTTTCGGCCCACTCGACATCGGCGATATTGATTTCGGGATTGGCGGGTTCGCGCGAGATTGCGCAGGTGAGGGCAACGCGGATAATGTTCTCGTGCCAGCGCGCCAAGATCGCGCCGTGCCCGTTGCCGATCGCCTCGCGCCGCTTGGCGAAAACATCATCGGCGAGTTCCTCGATCCGATCGTTTGCCGAATTGGTATAAAGAACCATATGAGGGCACGGATCGACACTCGGTCCCTCTCCCAAGGCCGGCGGTTGCCACGCGGCGGCCCCGCGCACTATCGAGTTGGAGAAATCTAAAAGATCATCTCCAATCGCAGTAATGTCACGCGGCGCCCGGTTACGCTCAGGAACCGGATCGTCCGTAGGAAACAATAACCATCGAGCCAAACTGCCGTCATCGGCTGATCCTCCGCGCAAGGCATCCCAGAAATGCTTTGGCACTGTGGTCGCGTGCATGACGCAGCAGGGTTGCATGATATCTTTTCGCGGATTGTCCTGCTGGTTGGCATATTCCCCTCCTGCGAATGGGCGATGGGCGGATGTCGAAAGCTCGGTCAGATTGTCCCATATCTCCGCAACGAATTTGGAACTCATGCGCGGATTGGTGACGTGTTTCAAGAAGCGCCCGAACTCGTCGATCTGGAACAACGACGAGGGCGATCGATAGAGAGCGGTCAACAATCCCGAGCCGGATACCAGCTTGTTGCCGCCGATAAAACGCGAAAGACCAGCCTGTAGAAAAAGGGTCGTGATAACGCCGCGCGCGTGGTCTTTGCCGGCTCCGCTTTCGCCGATGGCGCAGATGTAGAGGTTGGTTCGCACATTAGTCATGCTCCTGTAGCGCCGTCCGGCAAGCACGCCGACCGCGGCGAGGGCGGCACCGACCGCGAAGATCGGTTGCGGATGAATGGCGGAAGCCAACGTGTGTTCGACAAATTCGCTGATGAAACCCTGCGGAAGCTGCTTGCGAAAAGCATCGGGAACAAATATGTTTTCCTCGCCCGGCGCGATGACGCTCGGGACATCGGAGCCGGGGGAGACAGGGCGCGCCTGATCCAGTAGAAGCTGTGCTGGATGATTCCCCGGCTCCAGCATTATTGCTTCGCCGTCCATCGTCAGTTCAGCAGGACATACCCAGCCGGCGTTTTCGGCGAGGTAGTAGATGGTCCCCGCGCCGGCCGAGTGGATCGCGCCGAAGCCGCGCCAGGTCTTCAGCGTATAGGCCGGCTCGTCCTTTTTGGATTTGGCCGACCAGCGGCAGAAGATATCGCACCCGGCATCGCCGATGGCACCCTTGACGGCGAGGCCGATGCGGACCCAATCATCCCAGATGGCATCATCGTTGGGCAGGAACTCCAGGGCCGAGCGGATAGCCTCCGCGGTGCCGCGCAGGCGCCCGGTGACGATGCGTTCGCGCTTCTCGCCCTCGCCGTTGGCGACGAGCCTTGTGCGTCTCAGCGAGGTCGGGACGAGCGCGTAAGCCGCCTCGCCGAAGGCGCGCGCCTGGTCCTCGGTAATGGCCGGAAGTTCGCCGATATGCGTGTCGGCCAGACCCTCGTTCGGCCACTCGTAGGGGCGGCCGGTCTCGGGGTGCAGCGCGTAGGCGACAAATTGCTGACCGCGCGCGAGGATCTCGATCGGGTAGTATTCCTTGATGCCGCCGAATGCTGTTGTGGCGCGATAGACAAGCAGGCGCTTGGGAGCCATGCCGATGCGCAGGCACGGACTGTCGCCGAGCATCTCACGCGCCAACGCCTCGACGGCGAGCGCGATGGCCGCATCCTCGACGATGTCGATGTCGATGGCGACGACGTTGCCGGTGGCGATGCCGATCGCGCAATCCGGCCAGCGCGACCAGCTCGCCGCCTCGATCAGGGTTGTGGGGCGGATGCCGTGCTTCTGCCAGCCGGAATAGGGGCGCCACTCGCCTTGGGTGAAGTTGCCGGGATACTTGGTGCCGGGCCGGATCGGCAGAATATTGTATCCAAGGTCGACGAGGCGCGAACCGAGCGCGGCCATGTAGGACGACGATTGCGGCCCGCCGCCGTTTGCCTCCACCATGAAAACTCCCTAGACCGAAGCCTCTTTCTTCATTCTTCGCACCACACGCTGAGCATTACGCTTTTTGAGAAAGGCATATATCCGTTTGCCATTTTGAACAATAACAAAGATCGTATAATCGACCGGATGTATAAATTCTCCGCTTTGCATAATATGCATTCTATGTAATTGACGTTTGCGTATCTCGATATTCATTTGTTGTATTCCTCGAAGATGGCGTTTTGCGCCGGTCGCTGATCCTGATATTTGCCTTCGTATGGTTGTTCGGTAGCTTCCTCCAAGCGATAGAAGACTACCTGCGCCGCGCCTGTGCCAGCCAGAATTGTTACCGGCTCGCCGAAATGCTGATTTAATTCAAGCCGCAATATACCGCGCCAACCCGGCTCGATCACCGTATTTGCCGCCTCGACATGAAGACGCGCCCATGTGCTTTTCGTGTAGATGATGCCCATTACGTCATTCGGCATATTGAATGTCTCGATCGCATCGACGAGACGCGAACAACCGGAATAAAGATATACGTCTCCAGCAACACGCAGATCATATCCCGCCGGACCCAAACCATGCGTCACGCCATTGAAGCGCGTGCGAGGCAGACATGGCGACAATAATTCAAGACGACGAATGGTCTGCGCGGGCAAGATCATTTTTGTTTTCCCTAGTACGGCGGCTCGCCGCTCGCCTTCTGTTTTTCGTGTTCCTCGTGATAGGCGACGCAGACTTCTTCCAGAAAGCGATACCACTCGCCTTCCGTAAACGTCGCGAGGTCGGTCTTGCCGATGCTGTCCAGATATGCGCCGGCCGGCGCGGACGCCGCCTCGATCGCGGCGATCTGCCATGTCGTGAGGGTTGTTGCGGTCATGTCATTTTCTCAATCGCTTCGACGATTTGGGCAAGACGTTTGCGCGCCATGGAGAAGTTTTCTTCGCGCAATTCGGCAAGAGATTTATTGATGCCGTACATTGCCAATTCGAGTTTGCGTTCCGCCAAAGTGCCGGCGCGCTCGTGAAATTCAATTGCCGCGCGCCACGCGGCGGCACATTCGTCTTCGGCAGATAGAAAGATTGGCAATTCATCAAACATTAGAGTTTCTCGCCAACAACCTCAAAGTATTTATCGACGCGGCGCACCGCGATCTCGCGCGGGTTCTGGATATGCGCACGCATCGCCAGCGCCTCGGTGATTGAGCTCGGCACCGGCATATCGGGCGCCATGCGCCGCCACCAGCGTTCCGCCTGCTGGCGCGGATATCCCGAATGGCACAGGCAGACCCAGGTGCGATATTGCGACAGGCCGCTTTGGTAGGTCACGCATAGGCTGTCCGGCTTATCCTGCTTCTGGTGCCGATGGTAGCCGACGCTTTCGACCGCGACCCACTGCGGCGCGTGATCGGTCAGCACGCTCAGCCGCGACGCCTTGGTCTCGATCTTGCGCTCGGCGATCTCGAATGTCGTCAGGCACGCCGCGCACCAGCGCGCGCCGATCGGATTTTCCGCGCCGCACGCCGGACATAGTTTCGTCGGCGCCTCGCGTTCCTCGTCTTCCTGCCGCCGGCCCGGCGTGCGCACAATCGGATTGTCGATCGGGCCATGCCGCGCCAGGTTCCCGCCGAAATCTAAAATTTGACATGATATTTTGTCGGTTTC